ATGAAGAAGACAATGCCGTCGCCCCAGTGGCGAGAATCAATAAGCACATGGCTGGAAACACTCATCGCAGCGAGCCTCAGCCCTGAAACCATCCGAACCCGCCGCCACCAGATGACCACGCTCAGCAACGAACTGAACGGATCACCCCTCGATGTGGACGGAGAAACACTGCTCCACTGGTTCGCCGTACACGAGTGGAAGCCCGAAACCCGCAAGGGTTACAGGAACGCCGCCGTCTCCTATTTCGGGTGGATGCAGGCCAGCGCAAGGCGTCAGGACAATCCCGCCGATGCCTTGCCCAGCGTGCGCCGTCCCTCACCGCATCCCAGGCCATGCCCTGATCGGGTCATCCTGTCGGCGCTAGGACGCGCGAATGAGGTGGAAACGCTGATGATCCGACTAGGTGCGGAATGCGGATTGAGGCGTGCAGAGATCGCGCAGGTCAACAGCCGGGATGTGATGGACGATTTGCTCGGACGTTCGCTGATCGTGCACGGCAAAGGTGACAAGCAACGCATCGTGCCATTGCCGGACGACCTGGCCGACAGCATCGAGACCTGCCACGGATGGCTGTTCCCCGGACGATGGAGCGGGCACGTCGAAGCGAGTTACATCGGCAAGCATGTGGCGCGGCTGCTTGGCGACAGTTGGACTGCGCACAGTCTGAGACATCGATACGCCACCACCACGTATGCGGCCACCCATGACCTCTACCTGGTCTCCAAGCTACTAGGGCACGAGAGCATGGAAACCACGCAACGCTACGTCGCCATGCCGGATAGCAGGCTTCGCAGCGCACTTTCCGCCGTCTCACTAGTATCCTGAACAACAAGAAGAAAGAAGAACATTATGAAACGCAAAGCCATAGCCATCATCACCGTTCTGTTGCTTGCCCCTCTTTCAGCTTGCGGAGGTTCCGCAAGCACGAGTGCCGAACCTGCCACCGCATCCTCGACGACTGCCAAGTGCCTGGATGTGGATGCCGCCGCGCAGAAGACAATCACGGACGGCGCCAAGTCCGGGACATTGACACCGATAGCAGCCAAGGCCGTTAAAGCTCCTTCACGTTCTAATGCCTACATCGTGGCGATGAAGTTCAACGACGGTAACGGTGAGATGACCGGTGTGTGGATGACCAGCGGCGTGACCGCGGCCGATGTATCTCCACTGATGAGCGTGGACGGCTACGCCCACCAGTTCACGAACTGGCCGAACACCATTAACGGCGAGACACTCAATGCCGAGGAACCCGGTGTGAATGATGCCAAGGGGTGCCTGAGATAGAGTTCGCTGAAATCTTTGTCTGTGTTATTTCGCTGCCATGCGGACTGGGTTATAGGCAACCCCAAAACCTCCTGTAAGCAGTCCGCCGACGGTGACTATATAATTTCCGATATCAGGTGCTCCAAATTGTGCGAAGCCCAGACCGACTACTGTTGCTGCAAGTCCTGCGATGTAGATTACAGTGCGTGCGGTCCTATTGAAAACCGGTGTGTAGGTGTCGTTGTTGTTTTCAGGTGTTCTTGTTTCATCCATAGTTACTTAACCTCGATTGTGGTTGTGATGGAGTTGATGGCTGCCTTGACACCTCCTGCGACTGCTGTCTGTATGTCGGAAAGCGATAGTCCGTTTTTCTCTGCGAGAGCATTGATGGTGTTTTGCACTGCTCTGAGTGCGTAGAGTGGCGTCTCCTCGACGTTGCCTGATGATTGGCCAAACCAAATCTGGTTTCCTATATCTTTTGCGCTGCCAATCGCATCGAGCTTATGTTTGAGGTCTTGTAAAGCGTATTCGACCGTGACGTTCTGGCCGTCCCAATTGATGGTATCCGTTTTTACTGGCATGTCTTCCTCCATGTTTTGTGTTGTTTTGGTTTGCAATTCAGGTATTGGCTGGCCTTCGATGTCCTCAGTCCATCCCAATAGTGTGTAGCCATATTGCGTTACCCACTTTTTTACGGGGTCAGTATGTATCCGACCTGTCGAGCTGTTGGTCGTGCGCATCATGCCATCGCCTAGATAGATGGCGATATGGCCATATGGGCTGCCGTGTGGCGCGAAATAAATTGGTGCTCCCCGTGGGATGGAGGCAATATCTTGGGTTGGGTGTTGTTGTGAGCTGGTGTTCCATGCCGCTATAGCGCTTGGCGCGACGGCGGACGCGTTGTAACAGGTCTGAACGAATAGCAGACAGTAACCGGCATATCCCGTGGTGATTTGCAGACTGCGTTGTATGGCTTGTTCGATGGTGTTTAACATTGTGTTTCCCTCTAGTCGTGTACGAAAAGGCCTTCTGGCGGTGGCGGGGGTGGCGGAGGGTTTTCCTTCCAGATGTGGTCTACAAGTTGGCGGTTCCATGCCCATAAGAGTTGGGAATCATTCATGGTTTTTGACAACTCATGTTGTGCATGCAGCAGTAGCTCGCTGCTGCGGACATCCTGATCATCACGGTGCATGGCGGTCTGTACAAGAGCTGTTATGACAGCGCCTATAACTCCGCTGCATCCTGCTATGAGAGCCACGAAAACGGTGTCATGCATGGATGACTCGCTGCACTGAAATCGAGAAGCTGCAATCGACGATCACTAGCTCTGCACGGGTGTGCATCACTGCTGGTGTTATCGTGTCGCCTGCTGCAAAATAACCTGCGTAAGATGATGAGGCTGAGAATTCAGAAAGGAAGTTGGCGGTCCCGTAGCGAGCATTAATTGGGGGCGCCGTAGGTGGTGACCAGTTTTTTAGCAGCGTGATTGATGCGCGTTCGTTGGTGTTGTAGGGCACTTGCTGATTTTTGATCGTCACATTCATGGATATCGTGGCCATGCAGTCGTGATTGAACTTGAAGGCATTGTTTCCGTATGAAACATCATCTGGTGAAGTAATAGCCGGGCTAAGATTGCTGATCGCAGTGTATGCAGATGCCGGCATGGTAAGTGGGTCCGTGCGCGTGTAGTTGACAGCTTTGGTAGTGGATTGCGACAACGGGGTGATGCGAGTTTCCAGACTGGAGACGCGGCGGACTAGTCCCTCTGTGTCTTGACCATCGAAATCAAATCCTGATAGAGCGGTTTCGATCGATTCAGCCTGTTGGCGCAGTATGGATGGAAGTTTATTGATGTTATCGCTGTCTACTGGATAGACAAGTTGATATTTTGGTGTTGTGGCGGTCATAATTCTCCTAACTCGGATTTGAGGTGTTGGTCACATACCGGAATGCGGCGAGCGGGTAATTACAGTTGGACAGCTGTCCATTGGCATCATTGATCGCCCTCAGGTCGGCAATTGTGGGAGTGCCGTAGCTGTCAGGCATTGGACTGGGGAAAACGTTGATCGTGTGAGACCATGCACCTTTTGGGTCCTTCGGATTGAAGGTGACTACGCCCGATATGCTGATCCAAGGGCCGTGGGTGTCGGGAAAGAACCGTTCGAATTTGCTGCCCAGAATAATCAGGCGACTAGGTTTTGGGATATACCGCCAGATACTCTTTACCCGTTTTGAGTAAAATGTGAGCTCAGGCAGTCGTAGACGGGCGTTGTTTTCATGCACTGCTGCGATGATTTCCGATACGTCAAATTTGGCGATATCCATTTCATCGCTGATTGCGCTGCCTTCGGCGTTGACGTACTCGTCCATGTCGATGTCCAACACGTTTTCACCTTCGCGCGAACCGGTGTCGATACGTAGGATTCGGCTCTGATCCTGGCTGAATGTCATGACCGTTGCGCCTTTATCCTGTTCCGTGATGCTTACGCCTGGATTGGTTACGGAGCGAGAATAGTATTTGATTTCAGCCTGTGAATAGAAGTCATCTGGTGGGGTGACTGTTGCTTCCTTATCAATTTGGATATTCCGTGCCTGCTCGATGATGGTAGATTTCATCATGTCGCCGTCGAAAGCTGTGTTGAAGTAGTCGTCCGGCATGATGATCAGGTGTCCGGTGAGTGTGAGAGTCCGGTTCCAGGGTAGTGACAAGTATGTCAGCCAGATGTTGTTGGCTTGCTGGCTGTCGAAACTCGTCACGTAGGCAGCTTGGCCGAATCGTATCTTCGGAGGTGTGGTCGAGTGATCGGAACGCTTGTTTTTCATGACGTCGTATACGCTGATGCGTTCAGTGGCGAGCGGGTCGCTGCCGTACACGCCGCCGGATGGTATTACGTATGAGGATATGCCATCTGCTCTGAACCGTTCTCCTACCCAGTCGAAAAAGCTGCTACCGGCCCACTGATAGCCCTTGTACATTCGATTATCGCTCTTAGGGCCTTTTGCGGTGTCGGTCTTGATGTTCCATGCTTTGTCGGATGCGGTCACGTCAAGTCGGGTTCGCCCGTTTTCATTGAGATTTTTGAGTTTAGCGCTGGTTATTGTGCCGCTGAACATAGGCATGGGGTCTTGCTGACTGTTGTAAATTTCCAGTGTGCGGCCCTGAATATTTGCCTGATTTTTGCTGTATGCGCCATTTGGGTCGATGAGCGATATGGCAAGTATGCACGGTTCGAGGTCGTCCCAGGGTGTTTTCGTGCCCCATGTGAGTGTAAAGGGTGCTAGAGCGCTCGGCAGGTCTCCTTCAGTGTCGAGTCGGATTGGGAGTGGACGGCCATCAAGATACACGAATGCCGTGTCCTCAATAGGGGCATTCACCTCAGATATGTAAAGATCATCTAGACGAATGTTGGCACCTTTGCATGAATAGCGAACAGTTGCCGTGGTCGCACCAGACGGAGCAAGAGCAACTTTGGAGAATTGAACCCAAGACTGTCCGCTACCTGTGATTTGACCTAATTCACGGTGGGTGGATTCGTTGTTGAATTTAACCGATATGCTCACATAACGATTTGAATCGTAACTATTCAGCCACCCCGCAATAGTGAGTTGTGTGCCGGGAGACACATTGATCGGTTGCTCAATCCACGCATCGGCTCCTAAGTTGGCCATGTAGGTACCTGAGTGAGGGGCGACCCAAGCCGAGGATGACGCTGTATTTATTGATGCTCCGTTGCTGGTTCCCCATCCAGTGAAGCTTCCTGTCTCAAAATCCGGGTTAACCAGTGGTGCGTTACGTTTGACGACGCTGCTCATACGACTTTGCCTTTCCCGCGCACTGTGGCCCATTCGTTGAGCGAGTCCACGATTTTGCTGGCCGTTTCGTCGTTGTCAAGATTGCCGCTGCTTTTGACATCGAGCTTTTCCACGATGATGATGGTATCGGCCTGTTTGCGGGCCGAGGCCGCGATACTGGCCAGGCTGTCGGTTCCCGAGAGGGAGGAGTTAGCGGTGATTGTCGGCACATCGAATCGCTGTTGTCCGATTAGGCTGCTGATTTTGCCAGCCACCGAGGTGACTTGGGGTACCACCGCGTTTTCATATCCTTGGCTCAGTCCCTTGCCGAATCCCTGCATAGTTACGTAGCCGTTGTTGACAAGCAGTTGGGCGTCGTAGCTTTCTGGGCCTTTGTGGTCCTTGATCCAGTCGCCTATGCCGCTAATCCAACCGGTGACCTTGTTCCATGCGCTTTTCAAGCCGTTGAAGAAACCATTGATGATGCTCATTCCCGCGTTTTTCAGCAGGTCAATGGCATTGTTGAAATAGCCTTTTATCATGTCTGGGATGCCACGTATCCACCCCATCAGCCCATTCCACTTGTCTTTTATCCATTCCGCGGCTGCGGCTCCCGCTTGTTTGACCTTGTCCCAGTTTTTGACCAACAGCACGATAATGGCGATGATGGCCGCGATGGCAGCTATGACCAGAAGGATGGGGCCGACGAGTGCGCCGGTTGCCGCTGCTGATATTCCGGCGATCACGCTGTAGGCAGTCAGCACCCCGTTCATCACCAAGATCACGGCGGCAACGGCGGCGATGGCCGCGATGAGTGGAACCAGCCAGCTTGAATTCTGCTGTATCCACTGTGCAAGACCAGCGAGTTTCTGGGCGGCGACAGTGAGGATGGGAAGCAGAGCGGTCCCGAGCTTTGCCTTCGCGTCTTCCATGCTGGCGTTCATGCGCTGCTGCTGACCTTGGGCGGTATCGGCTTCCTTGGCGAAATTACCTGTGGCTTTGCCACTCTGTTCGGTAACTGCTGCGAGGGTTGCCTGCATCTTCGCGTTCTTATCCCCGGCTGCATACTGAGCTTCGAGGCCCAGTTTGGCTGCATATCCTTTCAATGTCGCGTCATTGAGTGAGATGCCATATTTTTCAATGGGGTCCATCTCGCCTTTAAGGGCTGAGCTAAGTGCTTCGACGGCTTCTGACGTGGTGCCGCCGAACATGGAGCTGAGGTCAGCGCCCAGACCGATGAGGTCATTGGTTTTAGTGGCCGATTCGTCCACGCTCATGCCGAAGTTCTGCAACTGGCTACCCATCAGCGTTGCCAGCTCGTTATAGCTGTTCTGGCTCAGACCGACTGCCTGACTCGCATTCTGTGACCATTTGAGCATCTTGTCACTGGATGAGCCGAATACGGTCTCGACACCTCCGACTGATTGCTGGAGGTTACCTGCCGCATCAGCACATTCCTTCGCCCCCGCAGTGATCGCGCCGAGGGCGGCCGCGGCGCCGACGGACGCTTTGTTGAGTTTGTCCTTGAACGACTGTGATGCCTGTTGTGCTTTGGTCATCGAACTGACGGCGCTGACCGAATCGCCGATGATCTTCACGGCGAGAATAGCGGACTTGCCCATGTCGTTTCACGCTTTCATTTCGTCGGTTTCGTCTTTCATCAGTTGCAAGCAGGTGCCCCAGTCCTGCTCAAGTGGTTCGCTCTCGCGACGCCAGAGCCAGGGGGCTATGCCAAAGCGGGCACTGAGTATGCAGGAGGTTCGACCGAGGCTGCCATCCGGCCATTGCTTGAATCCGAAGATTTTCCCAGCGAATCCCCATCCTCGTCTTTCTCAGCTTCGGATTCGTCTTCCTCTGGTGTGCCCAGGGCGACGACCGTAGCCATCCAGTTGTTGAAGTCGATGCCGATAATTTGTTTGTCGCGTCGCAATGCGTAGTAAGTCGCATATGAGTTCTGAAGGATGGGGCTATCGTTGCCGACCTTGCCGCCGTGTGTGATCACGTATTTCTCTGCGGCCACTCGGTCAAACATCGTGACTGCGATGATGTTGGTGGTCCCATCGGTGTAAGCGACTTCGGTGAGGTTGGTGACGTCTATCTTCGCCATTGTTTTGCCTTTCATTTCGATGTGGTGCCATATACCTGGGCTATGGCGTCGTCCACGATTTTCTTGTAGATCTGTGTCCACTGCGGTTCGGTCTGCTTCGCTGCGGTGCGGACGAATGGTTGTGCTTCGATGTGGTGGCCCGGCCACCCGTACTCTATGGGTCCCGCATAGGGGACTGTTTTGTTGTTGCCTGCTCGTATGACTCCGGCTTTGGCCGTCGCCCCTGCCCTGACGGACTTGGACAGTCGGCCTGTCTTGCCTTTCGGCGCGAGCGTGCGCGCGGGTCCCACGACCACCTGAGCGGCCTGCTTGTTGCCTTTGCGCAGGTCCTTCATGTCCGCCCCGGCCTTCTTGAGGGTGCGGGCCAGATTGTCCGCACCCTTGACCGTGATAGTGGTCTTCGCACCACTGGCGGTGATAGTGGTTCCCGCCACGGTTACTCGGTTACCGGAGTGTGGTCGGTGGCGGCTATGGAAGTGGCCACGAAGCTGAAATCGATGTCGTTCTGCTTCTTCACGTCCCCGCCGATGGCCACGGGTGCCACTTGCGCATTGCCGGTGAATTGTGAGCCGCCGAGCTTGGAAGGCACGAAGGTGAACGGTAGCGACTTGCCCGCGTTGGCTAGACACCAGCGTTGCAATCCGTCGGTCGAATAGTCCTCCTTGATGGTGCCCTCCAGAGTCCAGGACGTGGTCTGCTCTCCTGCCTCGTCGTGGCCGTCGAGGAAGGTCTGAGTGTCCTCGGTGTCTGTTTTCGGGGTGAGTGTCACCTTGGTGACATCAGCCATGAATTCTTTAACGCTGGAGTTCTCTCCGATGGTGAGTGTTCCGGGGCCGAGTGTTCTGATTTTTGCCATGTGCTTTCCTTAGTCGTTGTCGAGTGGGTTCAATTCGATTTGGTAGGCCGCGAACTTCCCGGCGCTGCCCGCCGTCCATGTGACCGGCCGTATGGTCGTGTAGTTCAGGTCACTGTCCGCTATCTTGTCCAGCACTGTGAAAATTGATTCGAGGGCAAGCGTCTGAGTGGTTGGAGTTCCGGCAACTACGTCGAATTTCCAGACGACGTTGTGGATGTCGAAGCTCTCGGCTTCCAGTTCGGGCGCTTCAAGGAACACTGCTGCTTTCCCTGCCTGGGGTTGGATAAGAGCCGCGTCGATGGTAACGATGCTGACAGTGTTGCCCAGCGCTTCAGTGATGAGGTCTAGGACTTCCTGTTGCTGTGCTGAGAGTGGTTTCATGCGATCACCATGCCGCCAGTATTGACGCCCGCTGCTTTGAGCTTGGGCCACACGCTGCGCAGTGGGTCGGTGGATATACGGAATGGCTGTGTCTCGCTGCCCGCTATATCCATCACGCCCATCCTCGCGTTTCGAGCATTGTAGAGGTCCGTTGCGCAGCCGAGGATGCAGTCATCCCGCACTGTGTCATCGATCTGCGCCGTGCCGATTGCCGATGCCACGTAGGCGCGTGCCGTTTTTAGACAGCGGTTCAGGCGCTCGTCGTCACCTGCTGGCACGGCGGTGTCATCACGTAGTTGTGCCAGCAGGGTATCGTCAGTCGTTTCTTCGGCCATGTCATGCTGCCTTAGGCGGTGAACTTGACGGGGAGCAGGCCTTGGACGAACGTGCCCGCGATGGCCATATAGCCGTATACGGAGTAATTGTCCACGATCTTGGTGGGGTCGGTGTTGGTCAGTTGTGTAGGGCCGCCCGATTCCCAGACCGTGATGGCTTCGGGGTCGAACAGTGAGGCCGTGCCATCCGGTGCACCCGGCAGGAGCTGGACGGGAACCCGCAACAGGTCTCCGACGGTGGCGGTCAGATCGAAACTGCCCAGGGTGTCACTGCCCTTGCCGGACAGGTCGAGGAACCGGTTACCGGTATCCTTCAACGCGACCAGCGCTTTGGCAACGTCCTTGGACACGATCAGCTTCGACATGGCCGCATTACGGTCATCCATGATTTCCGCAGCGTCGAGCAACAGCCCAGCCCAATCGTCCGGGGTCATGGCGGTCAGCGTTTTGGACACCGGGATGTTGTTGGCGTTTTCCGTCGCGTCGCGTTGTGAAGCGATCAGGTTGTAAGTGTAGGAGCGTGCCTTCAGTTCGGTTGCTTTGGCGTAGGCGTTCCTGAGTGCTTTGAGTGCGGTATTCAGCATCGGGGTGGTGGAACGCTCGATAACCTGACGGCTCAGTGTTGTGTACCCGCCGTAGGTTTCGATATCTGCTGATTTGGTGCCGAATTTAACTTTGCCGAACTTGAGTGGTTCGCCTTCGGATTCCTGCTTTGCGACGGTGGTGGTGTCCTCTGTGACGACGTTGTATTCCATGCTCATGCCCTTGGCGGGGAGCGAGTCGTGAGTGAGAATGTTCATCAGCTTGCGCCGCTGCTCGATCAGTCGCAGGTCGTCGGCAATCCAAGCGACGGTGTTGCCGGTGTCTCCCGTGCTGATCAGATCGCGGGTCTGGTTCATCAGGTCGATTGCGGCCTGATCTCCCTTGGCGAGAGCTTGCAGGTAATCTGCCTGGGAACGGTATTCGTTGCCCAGCGTCTTGACCGGTGCGGGGTTCAGGCCCTTCGCTAGCGCGGTCTTCATACTGCGCTGCTCGTCCTTGATTCCGGCAATTGCCTCTTCGAGTTCCTTGTCCATGCGAGTGTCCTTTGGTTCGTTGGTTGATTGGGGTCTGTTCGAGCGCTGGCTGGTGATATGGGCCTGCGGATATGCAGGGATGCCGGTGACTGCAACCTCGTACAGGTCCACGGCTCGTCGGTGTATTTCAGTGACCCCGTCGTCGCTGTGTTTGATAGCGTTCTCAACAGGGTTAAAACCAATGGAGAATGAGTCATAGACACCGTCACGAATTAATGAAGCCGCTTCCTTTGCGGCTGGCGTGCTGGACAGTTTCGCGGTGATGTGCAGCCCGCTGTTGGCTCTTTGCATGCCGGTTACTTTGCCGATTAGCTGGCCGTGTGCATCGCTGATTTTCACATCTCTTTCGCCGAAATCGGAATCAGGGTCGAATACCTCTGCGTAGTCAGAGAACAGCTTGTATCGATTGTTGAAGGGGACTGCGATGCCCTCGATCTCGGTGCCGTCACCGATGTTGCCGGCGGCATCTCGTATTTGCAGGCCTCTGACGTTAAGCTGTCGGGCTTCCATCAGGCGTTGGTCTTCACTCATTGCTTGCCTCCACATTGGTTGGTTCGGGTGTCAGGGGTGGCATGCCCTCGCGTTCGCGCACGTCATCGACGGTGAGCCACTTCGAGTCGAGCGCGGTCTTGTAAGCATTGAAACGGTCGGCCATGTCGGCTCGACGGCTGGAATCCCAGTCGAACTTCGCTTCCCTGCCCCTCGGCAGCAGCGTGGCGAACAGCTCTTCGATCTCCCCGGTGTACGCGGAGAGCGTGTAGTCTGCGAACTCGATCCAGCTCTGCTCGATGTTGGAATAGGTGAGGTTGCTGCCATCGACGGCAGCAAGCATGATGCTCGCGGGAATGCCCAACAGCCGGGCGATTTGCGTGGTGTCGAACTTTTGTGTTTCAAGAAATTGCAAGTCGGCAGGTTTCATATCGAGCGGCACATAAGAAAGATTCGATCCCATGACTTTGATGTCACCGGCTTTGCCCGACGCTTTCCAGTCCTGCTTGGCCTGTGTCGCCGATTCCTGAGTGATTTTCTGGTCTGACTTGAGATACCCTTTGAGGTTCGAGGAATCCGTGTAGAAACGGGCCTTGTAATCTCGGGCCATCTTCGCGCCCTCGACTTCCTCTCGGGCCGCGCTGATGGGTCCCAATCCGCGCAGTCGTCCGGGAACGTTCAAAAACTTGCAGTGCACGATCTGGTCAGGCTGGTAGTTGTGCCCGAGGTATGAGTAACGCAGTTTCGGGCTTGCAGGGTCAGTGCCATCGTCGGACACCACCACCAGCGAGGGTGGCAGTACCTCGCAGGATACGATCTCACCGTCGAAACGCACCAGACGGACGAAGGCGTTGCCATCGAGCACCATGCTGGCAACCATGTCGGCAAGGAAGTCGCGGCGGCTGCGGTTCACGTCCGGTTTGGTGACCAGACTGCTGACCGCGTTGAGTTTGATACCCGAACGCATCTCATGAATGGGCAGTCCGGTGATGGCGGTCTGCAACACCTGCACGCCACGAAATACCGTGCTCAATGAGAGTGGATCATAGGATTCAGAGCGTGAGGGCGGCATGATGCCTTCGGGAATGTCTTCCAGGGCTTCGACGCCGCGCGTCATGATGCTCCCGGCGAACCGCATCCGTTGCCATAGATTCATGTTGCTCATGGCTCATAGTGATAGCCGTGTGGCGGGCATCACGTCCAGATTCTCGGGGTCACAGAGGTTCAGGGAGGTTCACAGGGGTTCACGCGGGTTCAGAAGATTTGCAGCGGTCCGTCCGAGTCTGGCTGGTGGGACATGCCCCAAGCGGAGAGCATGCACGATTCGAGCGGAGAGGTCAGACCGGTGCTGCCGCGTCGGGTGATTCGCCAGGCGTCACCACTCCATGTCTTCGCACAGTTGGCGGCCGAGTCGTCCAGGTCGATGTCGGTCGCGTGGAGGATGGTGCCGTTCTGCAACCCGGAGACATACGATTGGCCTACCGCAAGATAATCGCCAGCGCCCATGTCACAGCAGTCGATTAGCGGCTCGTCGTTATGGTCGAGCATGCTGTGCAGACGGTCGGATAGGTCGGCGTTCGGCCCTCGGTCATCCATGATGAGTGGAGCGTGGTATTCGGTGCACAGACGTTGGATGTACGCGGGTGCCTGCCCTGTTCCAGCCAGTATCTTCAGCAGTTGCGTCGTAGTGGTGCCGTCATCGTTGACGATGGCCACGCTCACACTGGTATGCGAGGCGTCGATATCGACTGCCGCTCCAAACATGATGGGACGGTTCCCAAGAGCACTGGCATCCACTGGAGCGGCCTGTGTGCTGTTCCAGATGTCGGCTGGGATGGCGCGGTCGGAGATGCCCATGTCTCGCCGGTTGCCGAATGCTCGCGCCCAACCTGCGGCATCGTCGCCGAACTGCTCTCGGAACTGTTTGAGTTGGCGCATTTCCCAGAGCAAGCCAGCAGCGGGATGATAACGCATGATCGTCTGAAGGTCTTCGGGGTCGGCATCCGGGGGGATGCCCCAATCGAACCAGCAGGTGTGTTCGGGTATCCTGCCTTCGCGCAAAGCGTCGATGCGGGGATTGAAGAACGTAGATTCCGCCGTGCCCTCGGTCGATGCAATCCACAATTGCGGTTGCACGCCGGTGGCCTTGAACCTGGTGGCCGTCGTGGGTAGAAAACCGTCCAGAATGGCCTTGCCTTTGTCGGCTGACAATGAGAAAGCCTCGTCGAGGGTGATCTTGTCGCCTTGCACACCGTGCCCGGCAACTTTGGTGACCGCCATCGGCATGATGACACTGCCGTTCGAGAATGCTTGCTGCATGGCTCCGTTGGAGAGCTTCGGGCGTCTTGCGATCTGAGCCAGTCGTGAGGGTTGCAGCTTCTTCAAGTATTCCTTGAAATGGTCGCCGGCATCCTTGCCGGTCTGCGCGAGGTAGTAGACGAAACGGTTTGGCCCCCACTGCGTGTTACGGGTGTCTTCGGTATCGACCAACGTCGATTTACCCGCCTGTCTGGGCGTTGAGAGCAGCACGGTGTCGTAAAAGTACGTGCCGGTCGTTGGATCTATCTCACCGGCGACATCGGCGACATACCGCTGCCACGGGAGCAATGGTGTGCCGAGCAGTTCCGCATACGCCGCTACCACGGCGCCATCGGTGTGCCGTGCCGTGTTTCGTTTCGTGCCCGCGCGCAGTGGTGTCACTTCGCAGCCGATTTCTCAATGAGGTCTGCGAGTGAGTCGTCAACAGCAGCCTGTTCGGGGTAGAGGTCGCGCAGTTCATCGAGCCATCCTCGATATTCTGCCATGTTGCGGCTGGTCTCACGTCCGACACTGTTCTGCACATCGATGTTACGGGCCAGAGAGACCATGGATTTGCAGATGATGCGCGCGTACGGTGTCAGGTCTCTGTTCTTCACGATAGATTCGATCAGTTCGATGGTCGCTTTTTCCTGATACCGGTCTGTTGATTCGAATTCCTGCATTCCTGGAAGCATTTCCTGCATGCTCTCTCCTTTCGTTGCTATTTCGCCATTTCTGCTTGTTTTTTAATTGGGTTGGGGGGAGAAAAAACTGGGCGCGGGGTCTTCTGTTCGTCCGCTGATTTAAAAACCATCACCACTCCGGCCGAACCGATGTCGATGGCGGTGACGAACGAAGACCGAGACGGGCCAGCTCGTCGCGTCTAGCCTTCTGCTTCGCATCCACAAGCTGCTGAGTGATGCGAAGTCCATACCATTGCCGCGCCACAGTCTGCTCGCCATGCGTCCGGCAATGCTCGGTGAGGCGGTCGAACACGGTCTGTGCTCCGGGGTCAACAACATGCAATGAATAGTCCAGGGCTATCCACTCGTCCAGCATGCGAGGGTGGCGCTTGTTGGATGGGATGCTCTTGATCAGCCACACATCCACCGGATCACCCAACCGCACCAGACGGCGATACGCTCCCTGCCATGCAGACTGGGCGGCTGCTACCAATGGTGCAGGGCGTTCCTTGCGGATATCCACGCTCGGGCAGATGGAGCTTGCCAGTCGGTCGAAGTCCAACACCAGCGCGTCCGCCGCCGCATGGTCGGCAACATACGTGGTCTTGCCCGCCTCGGGCGGGCCGAGCACCACATGGATGTTCGCACCGTATCCGCTCAGTATCCTGTCCTGTCGGCTCGCGTTGCAATGCTTGCATGCACGACGGATGTTCGCCACGGTATCCAATCCGCCGATGTGGAACGGCCGAACGTGGTCGTCCTCTTCGCCGAGCTTGGTGCAGCCGGGTAGCGATAGCCAGCAGGTGTTGCCCCAACGCTGGATGACCTCGGCTCGGACAAGTGGGTCAATGGTCTGTCTGCGTGCCATCAGTTCACCCGGTTCCGTCTGGTATCTGTAATGTATTGGTCCAACGCCCACACCTCGTAACGGATGATGCGCGACGGTTCCAGCCTGACGAACGCAGGACCCTTGCGGTCGTCTCGCCAGCGCTTGAGCGTCGAGACTGACACTCCTACATATTTGGCGGCCTGCGCCGTACTCAGCTTCGCTTTCGGATTCATGGCTGCCTTCCTAGAACAATGCGCTTGACTGCGGTGGTGGTGTGGGTGCCGCGGGACGTGGCTTGTGCGAGAGCTTGGCAATCATCTCGGCAGTCCACCGTCGAAAATCCCTCGAATCCAACGTCCATCCGCTGCCCTTCCGGTACACGCGCAATCCCTTTTCCCTGAGTGCCGCCAGTTCCATCGCATTGTTCAATCGCAGAACCTTCAGCACTTGGAAGGCTTCGAGTTCAGTGCTGCCGAACTTGGATGCCTGTTCGTCGATCTTGTTGGCGAAATACTGCAAGGTCTGTGCCTGGTCGAATGGATCGCCCCATGCGCTGACTGCCTCTAGCACTGTCGGCTTCGATTTGACTGTCATCGGTCAGTCCACCAGATAGCCGTACTGGCCGCAGTAGCGAGCCAGCATTTTCAATGTGGATTCTGTGTCATAGGCTTTTGTGCCCATGATTTTCATTGTGTGGCGGGGCAGATTCCCGTCATGGATGAGTTTCTGTAATTCGTTGTCATTCAAGCCGGAATGTTCCAGAAGGTTGTTGCGTCCCACGTATTTGACCTGTTGCTGATTCAGTTGGTCAAGGTAGGGGAGCAACCTCATTACCTGCTGTTTGAGCATCGAATCGAAGCTAAGTTTTCCTGTCGCCATTCTCTTATCTCCTTCAGTGTGTTTGATAGTGACTTTTGGGTGGTGGTGCTGGAGAGGTCAAGACCTAATCAGGCCCGACCGAAAGATTTCGGAGGAGTCTGACTGTGTAGGTCTTGGCAAACGGCTTTCGGTATGGAGCCAGCTATCGAATGCAAGAGCGCGCGAACGCGCCGGGAATGGTCCCTCGGGTGGCCGCACAACGTGCGTGATGTCGCCAGATTCCGCCTTAAACGACGCCAATCCCTCGGTCTGGAGCAGAGCTTTGTTTCACTCATAGCGCGACTGCCACGCGCCTGACGTTCCCCGCACCACCAGGGCTAGGTATGGCTAGGGGTACGTCCTACGCCCCATCGCAGCCGTTACATTTTTCTTACCTGGATTTAGGGCCGTCCCGCATCCTCGCAGACTGAACCTTCGCGTCACTCAGCGAAGAAGCCAACTGATTGAGCGTCGCTGAATCCAACAGCATGAGGCCCTTCACATCGCCACTCTCAAAGCGCAGCGTGAAGAACTCCGGCATGTCTGGCACAACTTCGATACCTATCTTGGTCACAGTGCTCAT